AAAGTTTGGGTTGGTAATTTTGCTACAAGAATTGAGGCAGATCGTGCTTTAGTGAAAATTAAGAAGAAATATATGTATGCCAATATTCTTCAGCCAAAGTATAATCCGAAAATTAAAAAGTACACGATTTTAATTTAAATCGTACATTTTTTGCTCACAACAAATATATTGAAACACTGTTAAAACACCATTTAAAATAGCTTTAAATCATCACGTGGATTACTCAGGTCATAGTTAGCAGTCATAACCTCAATTTTTTTCTTTGGTGGCTTAGATGAGTTGTTGGCCACACTAACACTTTGCTCAAGCTTAATGTTAAACCATCCGTTAGTCTCTGTGTGCTCCGTTAAGAGATCACTAGGATAACTACTTAATAAAAACTTTCCTTCTATCTTAGAGAGCGTATTTAATAGCATTTCAAAGTCCTCACGGCTGTAACCATCATAATGGCCACAGTCGCTATTAAAATAAGGAGGATCACAATAAAAGAAACTATCTTTAGTATCACGACTTGTTATAATACGTAGCGCATCAGTACATTCTATTTGAACGTTTTGAATCCTAATAGCATAATCCTCACTAAAAGCATCACGTTTGTTAGTAATCTTTTGGGATGTTGTGTTCTTGGATTTATCATAACCCCAAGACCCATCTAACATAGAACTGAAGCTTTGAGCTGCCTGTGTCCAAACAGCCCAAGCTCTATCAATCCTATTGAACATATGAGGGTTTTGATAAATCACAGATGAGTCATTGAATAGAGATCTGGAATGGAGACTTATTCTTATCTTTTTTTCTAACTCTATAAACTGATTCTGTACAACCTCATAAAAGTTGATCAACTCTCTATTAGTGTCATTTATGACTTCAATTTCACTTTGTGGTTTAGCCCAAAATATTGCGCCTCCACCTACAAAAACTTCAGCATACAATTTATGTTTAGGCAATAATGGGAGTATTGTTTTAATTAGATTTTGTTTACCTCCGTAGTAACTTGTTGGTGTCTTTAAATTCATATATTTGCAATTCTCACGTAAAAAAGGTGCTAACACACCATTTAGCAAGGAAACCATTTCCTCGGCTTGGTGTGTTAGCACCTTAATTGTTTCCGTATGCGTGAGAACTTACGGCTGCAAGGTCGAGGTTTTTATAACCTCATTACCTCTACTTTTGCCAAACGGCCATATAATTCACTTTACTATTACTGTTATTTTCTGAAGCGTTACATATAACAACAATTCTATCACTCTCCACCTGGTAATTACACCATATAGAATCATTACCATCAACATTACCACCAAAATAAATCTCCGCAATACCACATTGAAAACCAACTAAATTAGCAATCGTATAACCTGCTGGAGGGAATAGTTCCTTAAAGTTTTCAGTATAATCATTCTGGTTTTGGCCATTAGATCTATTGTCTGTGATGACAGTTCCAAACTGTACTTTAGTAATCTTATAACCAGCATCTTTAAGAGCTTTAATTGTAACGGCCTTACTTTCATCCGTACCTGTTACTACTTCTGCTGAAGATGCCAATTGAACTACACCACGCCTTGCAGCTGTAGCAGTTCTATCATTCAATTTTTTTGGTGTAATAACACGTGTATCATTGTCAGCTGTATTAGCTTCTCCTTGTGTAGCTAATTCAACCAAACCTATTTTGTCTTCAGTTGCCTGTGACAATAACCCATTAAGTACCTCTAAAGAATTAATCCTGGTAAGAATATCAAATTTAAACGAAGCAACCACATCATCATCAGTAAGTTCACCAAACTCACAATGTCTTTTTTTCCATATAGGTTGAATCTGATCAAAGTTGCCAGATTGCGTATTATCATAAGCGGCCTCTGTAATCAATTGTTTAATAACAACATTCTCATCCGTTGCACTAGCTACAAATGGGAGTATTTCATTGTTATAAACAAGCCAACCGCTGCTGGTTTCCCCATCATCATCTATAATACCATTAAAAATAACATTATTGCCAATTGCTAAGACAATGGCATTGATTTGATCGTGCGATGCGGATTCTAAGAACTCTACCAGTTCTATTGCACCAGGTACTCCTGTACCAGAGATTACTAATTTATCCATTTTATGATATAAGATTTTGAATAGTGATTGTAACGATTAATTTCAGACCTAATTTTAACTAAGAACTTTTCTAGGTTAAGAGGGTGAAATGGTTTATACTCTTCAGGTATATGAACTATATAATCTGGCGACGTGTCCTGATTCTGAAACACATAATAAAACCCCTTCTGTACACTACCTTCATTATATATTCCAAATTCCTTATTCTCATTAGCATAGTAAAACCGATTAATATCTGAACGCTGCACATTACTAATGTAAATTCGTCTTTCAGTATTATCAAACTTATCGTTGAGCATTTTTTGTAGTAATACAATACTGCTATTGTGAGATAGAATATAAAATACTGAGATTTTAAAAGCTGTAAAACGTGCGTAATTAGTTTTAATTGGTGCAAACAAAGCATTGAGCCAAGCCAATATTTTAGATTGCCTAAAGCTAACTGGTAAACTCAGTTTAATGAAACGCTCTATATCAACATTAAAAAAATTACTCATAGCTCTCTACAAATTCAAAAATGCTGTTAACTTCGTCTAAAACAAAATAGCCTGAGTCTGGCTGTCTAAAATCAATAACTTCACCTACAATGGTATTACTAGAATTATACTGAAACTCACCAAATTTAGAAGCAACCAATACTTTATGTGGTGAGCTTACACCATCTACATTCTGTAAAGCATCTGTTAAGGCATTAATGTCTAAACGGCCATCAAACTCAGTATTGGCCAAGAATGCTTTTATCGCATCTTGCACCGATGTATCATCAGTGCCATCTAACCGTTTGCCTTCATTATCTAAAATAAGGCCATTGTAGTAAATTTTATAGTGCACCTTTAGATCATCACCATCACCACTTGTGGCAACTTTGTAAACACCAGCTGTATCTTTTAAATCAATATAGGTTTGAAAACCTGCCAACTCCGCAGCACTAAATGCAGATAACACTCCGTCAACAGACTTAGCCACTTTAATTCGTAATGATCCTACACCGTTTAAAACGACACGTTGTATAGATACCTTACCAACAATTTTAGAGGCATTTACAGCCTGTATCTCAGCAGATGTAATTGGCAAGGCGTAAATACCTGTCTCAGGTAAATAATAACCGTGTTGATAGCCCAAAGCAGTCTTATTGTACCATAGCTTAGTACCATAAGTATTCTCAGCTATTAATGTTGATATAGACGTATATAAAAGATCTAATAACGACTCCAAAACCCATTGACCGTATGCCACTACCCAAATAAACAATCGCCAAACCGATACCTTACTCGCACTGGTTAAACGATCTGCTAATTGTGTTTGCTCATCATCAGTAAGCACATCTAGTGTTGCCAATTCATCAGTAGTGCCAATAGCCTCTAGCATTTCATTTTGTATGTCGTTTATAGATCTAGCCATTTTATTCCTTGTATTTATAAATTGGTTCTTTCATCGTTTCTTATCAGCTTTTAATAACTCAATTTCAAGCGACATTTTTTGCTTAAAATTATCCATTTCGCTTCGCCAATCTTGGTCTTTATCTCGCTCTTGTTTAATGGCATCAATCTGTAATTTCAAAGGATTTAAGTCATCCTGTGCGTTAAATTTTGTGTAACGCTCAATGGCTGTATTCTCTTGAACTTTATCGGATAGCTTTATAAAATTATTGCTTAAATCCTCAATACTCGATGTTACTTGCTTGTTAAATTCAGCTTGAATCACATTTTGTTTAGTAGTAGTTATATAATTACCAATGAAGCCCAAAATACCTGCAACAATTAGGACTTGTAATATATTAGTAACACTAACGTTTTCTAGCGCACCTCTTTTCTTAGGCACGTTTAAAGCTATAATTTCAGCAATCTCTTTTTTATCTTGTGCGTTTAACGCCATTGTTTTTAATGTTTACAATTTTCGTTATGAATATGCATTTCTTGAGCAATCTTCTTACTAACTGGCTTTCTCTTTTTATGTAATTTATATTGAATGAATCCACTAATGACAATCATGTAAATAACAAAATCAGTAGTTTCAGGAATAGACCAGTCTAATTTATCTTGTGCTAAATGAATAATATAGTCACCAAGTCTAAGAATAATTAAAGCCCAAAACAAACCTTTAACTACATCTAAAAAATTGTCATTTATCCAAAATTTAAAACTGAACTTAACTTTTGGATTTAAGTAATATAATTTAACCGCTACAATTCCTAAGAATGACCACCATATTCCTGCAATCCAAACTTCAACTGCGTGCTCACCTAATAGCTGATGTGCTAATTCTTTAAATGTTTCCATAATTTTTATTTTAACAACCAATTAATACCAAATACAATTAACCCACCGAATACTAAGCCAATAATAATAAAACAGACTATAGCAAATCCAGCAACATCACCTAACTCATTAAATAGATTCTTTTTTTTCATTCTTAATTTGATATTAAACTAGATTTTGATTTTCGGCTTAAAATTCTTTTTACTTGAACTGTTCCATTTATAAAAGTAACCACGCAAGTATCCGTTATTATACCATTAGTTTCATCATTAGATGTAAAAGCTATTGTGCTTTGTCCGTCAGCTACTCTGGTCACTAAACCTTTTTGATTTACAATAGCTACTGCATTATTACTACTCCCCCAATTTCCTGTTTTGTTAGTAGAATTTGAAGGAATAAAACTAACACCTAATTGAACAGAATTTCCTCCATCTATTGTAATTGTTGGCGGATTAACGTTTACTTCAGTAACATTGGTAATTGTTGTATTAAATCCGCTGTTAAGATATTCTTCCATCCAAGTGTAACCGCTTGGCGCAATATCATTATGCGTGTCGCCTGTTGACATATACAATTCAAAAAATTCCTCTGGTATATGTTCACTTTTAGCAGAATTATAAAAATCTGATGGCCTGGTATTTATAGGTGTGGTCGTAAGATTGTTTACGAAATCCAAATACCTTTGCTCGGTATAGTGACTTCTGTTAGCAGCTGTGCCACTTGTGGTATATGCTTCGTGAGAGCCTTCTCCTTGAGCCATGACTAACATATACTCCCCGTCGATATTGTCAAATTTTCTAGTAACAGTTCCGTCAGCATTAAGTGAAGCATTAGAGCCTACATTTGGATTAGTTCTTAACTCGTTGTAAACTTCATTAGCAGTTCTTAATGGTAATCTTGATTCTGTACTTCCAATTAATGGGTGTTGTGCATGTATAAAAGGGTAATCGGCGTTTAAACTATCCTTTGTAACATAGGTTTTATATTCGCCATCAAATTCAGCCCATAAATCTCTGTTGTCATCATTAATATTATGTATGGATTTATCTATAATATTACCGTTTGTAAAAACTTCATAATCAAAAACCGTGTCCTCCGTAGTTGCTGACGTTTTAGCTCCAAAACTTGTATCTAAGAAATTAACAAATATTTGTCCAAAAGCATTTTCAATATCAGTACGCTCACCCATAGCGTAGTAATTGTTTAAATGGTTGTAACGAATATCACCATTTATATAAGAAAGTCTAAACTTCCAACTTTGTATGATGTTGTTGACATTGTCAACACGACCATTCGCACCGTTGTTGAATAGTCTATGCGACGCATTGTAAAATAAATTGTTATGATATGAAATATTGTTCGTGTCTTCATGTTCTTGGCTATTGGTCATTAAACCTCCGACTTTACTTTCAGCTATGATACTGTTCTGCATAGTAATATTTTCAGTGAAACCACCTCTAGTACTGAAAGATGAATTACCAGCCCAACTAAAAGATAAATGATCAAAAATCATATTTCTTGCGGAGTCTTGATTACTGTAAACCGTGAAACCGCCAAGAGTTGTTAAATGGTGTCTGACGGCTATATACCGCATGATTAAATTATCACATTCACCTCTAGCTTCTATTTGCTTATAGTTATTATTTCCTCCTGAATGAGTATTCTTTAATCCGTCAGTGGTTAAAGTGATACCACCTAAAGGAGAAGATTGTCCAGCTATAGTCAAATCGTGAAAATCTTCAATTAAACTTCTTATAAAAACAACTGTACCACTTACATCAAAAACGATAGTAGCTGGTCTTGGTTGTTCTATTGCCCATCTAAATGTTCCTATTATTGGAGTAGAGCCAGGAATGTAATCATCTAATCTTGTTACATGATAAACAAAACCACCTCTACCACCTTTTGCATAAGCTCCACCTCCATACGCTGTAGGAAATGCTTTAAGAGGGCTTTCATCCATTACTGCAATAGTTCTAATACCTAAACTTGTACCAAAATTATCACCTATCGTATAATTTGAATTTGCTGTAATTGTAATTGTTAAATCTCTATCTGCTAAATTTGGTGCAGTACTACTATTTAAGGCTATAGTAATATCTACATAAGCCTTGTCGATAGGAATAGTTGCGCTACCATTAACTATATCAACTTCGCTTGTGCCACTACCACTAACCGTATAAAAAACTTCTAAGGCTGTGTTAAAAAGGTCGTCAACTTCAAAAGCTCTATTTATGGTATAGACAACCGTACTATCCAAGTCGTAAGAAATAAAGTCTCTACTGAAATGAGTGTAAATAGTAGCTTCTTGAGAATAGCTCAACCCACTAAAAAGTAAAAATATTAAAATTAATTTCTTCATTATTAATTAGGGTTTAGTACTAAGGTCATAACCACGTGTACTGCACTGTGGTCGAATATAATTGAATCACTAGCTAAAGTTTCAACCTCTATATTTTGTGATAATAAAATATGCCATGCACCACTATCTAGGTTGCTTGAAAATTCATCTATAATAGAATAGTTCGAAGGGTTGGCTGTTATTGAATCATCGATATTATTAATGTCTTCCATTGCCAGAAACGACACTGCCAATGAGTTAGCATTTGTACTTGTAACGCTTTGTATAGTTGCGGTTGTATTTTCTAATCTACTTCCTGTTTGTAAACTTTCGTAAGCAGTAGCATCACTTACATTTTCAAATTCATCTATGGTTGCTAAAAATATTCTTCCGTTACCACCTGTTTTAGTGAAATCTACAGAAGTTTCACTACCATCAGATTCTTTAACAAAAAACGCAAAAGTTCCAAAGCTGTTATTAACTCTATGAAGTTCTGTCCAACCTGCTGGAGGGGCGTCTATTGTGCTAAAATCACCTGCGGATATTTTCGCGACTAAATAATTACCACTCGTAGGAGTAGCTGTTACCGTAGTAGTTAAGGTTGTGCTAACTCCGTTATATGTATCTACCCATGAAGGTCTTAAACTTCCACTTGGCGGAGTGTAAACACTTACAATGGTACTATCGCCACGATGAAGGTGGTATGTGTTATCTTCTCTAGCATATAGTGATAAAGCATTTGTATCATTACCATTAAAAGATTGTTCGTATTGTTTTTGATTAACGTTTTCACTTGGAATAACTGTAGCTGTACCTGTACCTTCTTGATGTATAGTTATAGGTGTAAATTCAGTAGTTGTAATTTCTGGTAATGTTATTGTTGTGTCTATATCACCAACAATTACAAATACTTTTCCTGCTTTAATGTCTGCTTCTACTAAAGTCGTATCTGCTGTAATTTCTATAACGTCTATTATGTTACTTGGTATAGAGGCTTCTAAAGCATTTATTTCATCCTTATTACTTTGTATTGCACCTTGTACATCTGTAGCTGTATTTTCTAAATAGGGTGTGAATGTTACTTCATCTGCTTCTTGGTCGTAAGCAGATAAATCAACACTACCATCAAATGCAGTACCTATTGCTGAAAAACTTAATATATTGGAAGTTAAAGATATGTTACCTATATAGTCAGAGGATGAACTACCACCTGAATTATTATCAAAATAGCGTTTTGTTATAAGAGCATTATCACCAAAACTATTGATGTCTGCATCACTCATTAAAGGCGCACTTACCACATTAGTTAAATCATCTATCGCTAAAGCGGGAGTTGTACTAGAATTACCACTATTAAAAATTTTAAAATCTTCATCAGCTATAAGTTGCCAAAAGTCCGTATTAGTATCATCAAAATTTCCATTATAAAAAAACATATTACCTCCTGTTCCAGGGCCACCAAACAACCTTAAATTAGCCTGATAAGTATCGTTTTTTCCTATCGCTACGTTAAAAGGTGCTATTGTTAATAATTCTTCTGAACCTAATTTAAAATATATGAAATCGGATGCACCGCTTACAATATTGTTACCATTTAGGTCTAAGTCCTCGCCTAATTGTGGTGACAAATCCTCTACAATGTTTTGCAGTCCTGAGCCAGCACCAGAATTAAACGCATCAAATTTCTGTGCCACTTTTTGGTAGGTGTCATCCGTAGATGATAAATTACCACTAAAACCAGAAGGATCAACTTCTACAACAAAAGTACCAGAAGCTTCAGGGAAACTCCAGCTCAGCGATGAGCTCGTAAAGTTTGGCAGGTTTAACCAATTTAATGTATTGTTACTACCTCTAAAGTACATGCGATCATCCGCTTGATTAATCTGAAAAAAACGATTATTTAATCCAAACACACTCAAATAGCCTCCGCCAACTTCTGTAGTTCCATTAGTGCCACTTGCAATAAATGGTCTGGTAGATGTATCATCTACACTTGTAACATCATCTAAGCCAGGATTAGCCTCTACAAAATCTGTAATTTGAGATTTGGTAATATTAAAATAAGCCTGGTGTTGTAATACTGAAGCTCTAGTTATAAACGGATTTGGCACAGAATCCCAAACCACAGCTGCACTAAGATCATTTAATTCTGCTGTGTTTGTAATCCCTAATGCTGCTGCAATTTCACTCAGCTTTGCATATTTTACTTTACCAAAGTTTAAGCTATCCCAAACCATCATTCTAAGATCTAAACCTACAGGTGTAATTTCGCTTACTTCTTTAATCTCTAGAGATTTTAAGCCACTTTGTGCGCTTGCTATAATTGAAAATAACAACGCTACTACTACTAATTTTAAATGTTTCATATTGCTTTATGATATCCTATTAATTCTAATTTTACTTGGTCTGTTGAAGCTTCTTTTATGAGATAAGTGGCCAAAATATTTCCTTTAGTTTTAAAACCATCTTTGGCAACACCTATTAAGTAGTCACCTGTCTCATAGCTATCGAGCACATTACCTAAACCTTTGTAATGCGTAAACTCATCATTTTTTACTAAATGGGCTTTGCCTCTAAACCATTCTAAGATGAGAGTCAAAAGCGGTTTTTGTTTTTTCTGTAATAGTTCCATATCTATTATATTGGTTGTATTCTGGTATAGCTCAACTGATCTATATTGTTAATGTCACTTTTATCACCACCTAAATACTGACCGAGATTAACAATCAAAGTATTATCTACCACTAAATTTTCAACAAAGTCATTTTGTTCAAAGTCATTGTTAGGATTGTTATCTGGATGCTTTATATAATGTAATATCTGACCATTGTAAAGCGTAGTAGGCTTTGCTCCATCTATTAGAGCCTTTAACTTAGCACCGAGCTCAGCAATAGAATTATAACCATCTACATTGTGCTTAGTTCTATCATCCAGTTCTTTTACAATTGCACTGCCTTCTGGTACAGTGTACGTTACATTGTTAAAATCTCTAATATTATCTTGGTTCATATCTATTTAAATAATCCATTTGCAAATAAACCTTCAGCAAATAGTGTGTTATACATAAATGGATCTACAATCGCTGTGGCTGGTTTTATAGCCTTAATTTCATAATAGTTCACTATATCAGCATCTAATACTGCAATGCCTTCTAAGGACAAAATTTGTCCTGCTACCAGATCTGCTGTAATGCTTATATCATTTAAAACCGCTAAAGCAACTACAGCTTCTACATTGCCAAATTGCTGAATAGCGATATCCATAAGTGACTGATTATGTAAAACTGTAACGGTATTGGCCATTATTATAATTATGCTTTTAAAATGCTATTTAAACGTTGATTAATCGCTGTTGTAGCATTTGTTTTTATTGCTGTTATAGCAGCTACATTTGGTGTAGTGCCATTACCTGGTAAAACCACAACCGCATTTAACTGATCACAGAGCTTTCCAAACTCTTCTATAAAATCATTCAGCACCGTTTTTAGATCCTCATTGTTGCGCTTCAGTAAAAATCCATCCTTATCAATTTCAAACTCCGTATTATCTATTAATCCATAGATACTTTCTACTTCACTATATTTGGCAACATACAATTGCTTTAAATCTTCATTAATCGGCTCTACTAAAACCGTACTTTTCACTTTTGGGAATACAAAAACCTTTTCCTGTTTACCGTCAATAACCGCTGATAGCCTTACGTCAGTGTATTCTAGATCACCATCGGTAATTTTGCAAACACCGGTGTTTTTATCAACTTCTAAAACAGTGGCCACAAAGCAATACACATCTCTTTTTTTAAGAGCTTCAAAAGCCTTCTGTATTTCTAAATCAAAATTCATAACTTATTCCCTAAGCTTACTTTTCGTCGTGCTCCATCAGTGCCAAACGTGGTGATGACTTTTTTTATAAAATAGTTGCCTTCTCTACTCGTATGCAGATCATCTATTAACTGGGCTTGCATACCTCTGGTAGCAAACGGAATTAAAAAACTCACCACATCTCCATCAAAACCATCATACTTTAAACGCTCTATTTCAGAAGTTGCCAATGCCTTCAGCTGAGCTTCATCTGAAATGACTGAGGTATGAAACGTCCGTAACTCACCATCAGCATCTCCGACCTCAATTTGCTTTTTCTTATTATCCTTACCTACGTAGGTGTATCGGACTTTTATACGTCGTTCATCGCTACTTTTATACTCCAAGTTATTTTCAACCAAATTGTAATTAAGATCGTAAATCACAGTCTCACCAATATTGGTTAATTGCTGTAGGCCAACATAGAGTTTATCATCATCCGTAATAAAGACACTTAGCGACATGTTCTTTTTAATCGCCTGTAACACTTGCGCTCCATTGGCATTTTTAATGATATACTTATCGAGCTTAATGTCTGGTATGTTATCAGCTAAGCGCACAGCTGTATCTTTTACAACTTCCTCTAAAATTTCAATTAACGTTGTGCCAGCGTTCCAGGCCTTGGTGATCCGCTTACGTCTCAGTAACCAGATCTTATCCTCACACTCAATCTCTAGAGGAAACATAGGCTTAACCTTTTTTACATAACCAACAAACTCAACACCTTTATATTGACCTCTATAACCTAATGTTACTATAACTTCATCACCAACTTTAATCGCTTCTTCAGTAAAGAGCTCTATGTTATTTTGTCGCACTTTAAACCGCGTTGGTAGTTTAATGGTGCACGTGTCACCAAGTTCGTCAACCGACTTTATGATCTCTACATCATTAACCTGGTTAAATTCATAACTGCCAATCTTTATGTTTGCTTCTAGTACAAACATTAGAGCAAACTGTTTAAATCGCGATCACTCAGATCTGCATAAAAATCTTGATCACTAATCGCAGTAATAATGTAACGCTGTAAACCTTGTTCACCTGCCATTTCATCAAACTGAATATCCTTTAGTACCAGTTTACGTATTCCAAATAATTCAAAGAACGCATTGCTCTCAATCTCTACAGCATCATCAACTTCAAATAATCTATTTAACAGATCTACCTGATCTGCTGGATAGCTTTCCATATCCTCGCTAAAGCATACACCTCTAAAACTGACTTGATAATCTTCAGTAGTAATGTATTCTTTAACTGTACCTTTTCGGTTGGTACCTACCGTTGCCGTTTCTACAATAACCTTTGCTAATGCTATACCAACGAGAGGCTCATTTGGTAAAGTAAAAGTTTCGCCCTGGTAACTTAATTTCACTTGCATGAAATAAGGTGTATTACCATTACGAAGTGCAGCACCTATATTTTTAAGATTTGGTAAAACAAACAATTTCTTATTTTCACCAAACCACTCAGGAAACGGTAAACCAACGTGCCCAAAATGTGCCTTTGCCGTTAACTGTTTTATGTCAAACTCAGTACTACTCATATTTTTTATTCCCCTTTGGGGTTAGGGGATTAACCTGTTTGCATTTGGTTAACACTATTAACACTACGTAAAATCATCTCCTGTACTTTTTCTCCTAATTTATCTAAGCCTTTTTCTACTTGAGAGACGTGTATTTCTGTTTTGTCCTGTAGCTTACCAATAGTCACTGTAATGTTGGTCATTTTAGAACCTCCAGAAACAATGCTATCTCGTTTTTTCTTTTTCTTTTTGTCAGCAGCATCGTTTGTAAGCAAACTGTCAAATACTGAGGATGGAGCTTGCTTTTTAAAATTTTGTGATTTTGTGGCTCCAACGTTTTCAGCTTCAGACTTTGCGGTTTTTAAAGCCAACTCATCATTGTATCCTTTATTGAATTGCTTGGCTATTTCCTTACCAGCTTCTAAACCTGAGTTTTTACCCATAAGATCACCAGCTGCTTTCTTACCAGTTTCCCAGGCATCTTTAAAGTCACCATTAAAAAACTGCATTAAAGCTTTGCCCATACCAGAGAGACCTGTCATTAATTCTTGTATTCTGTTGGTTACATAATTTTTAATGATATCACCAAAGTTTTTCATCACTTCCCAAATACCCATTACACCACCTCGTAACCAATCGAACTTATTCCATAATAATGCAACAATGGCCACTAAGGCACCAATGGCTAAAATCACTAATCCAATAGGATTCATTGACATTACAACATTTAATATAGTTTGTGCAGCTGTCCATGCACTTGTGGCAGTAACTGCTAACCAAGCGACTACATTGTATGCACCTAAAGAAATTGTAGAAGCAATAAGGCTGGCATTAGACACTAAATAGGCTAAACCTAAAGAGGTCACTATTGCTGTCATAGCAACTAATAAAGGTGTGTTTTGTGAAACCGCTGTGTAAATAGATCTTAGTGTCTTTAAAAACGGAATGATGTTATCTACTACAGCAATACCAATATCTATCATTGGACTAATCCAATTAGAAAACTTTTCACCGATTACCGAAACTGCATATTGAAATTTGCCCATTAATGTGCTCCACTTTCCTCCAGCAGATTCTGACATCTTTTCGGTCATACCGTAATAACGACCACCTTCAGAGGTTGCTAATCTAAAAGCTTCCTCTACCATACCAGCACTAATAGCACCTTTCTCCATCTGCTTTTTAAGCACTGACATTGATAAGCCTGTATTTTCTGAAATGACCTGAAGCGGATTAAAACCCTGGTTAATTAATTGAAGTAGATCCTGACCCATTAAACGGCCAGTTGCCATAATTTGAGAATAGACTAAGGATAAGCTGCCGAGTTTTTGCTCGTTACCCATAGAGACATCTCCTAACATTTTCATATTGCCTATGATCTTATCTTGAGTAATCCCAAAACCTAACATAGTTTCTGAAGCTTTAACAACACTTGCGTTGCTAAACGGTGTAAAATTGGCAAAGGCGTTGAGCTCATTAAAGAGACCAATCCCTTTTTCTACACTTCCCAGTAGTACCTCAAATTTTACTTTGGTTTGTTCTAACTCTACGCCTTTAAAGAATAAGGCTGATGCCACGTTTAATGTGCCATATACTAAAGCTAAGCCTCCAGCAAGGCCTATTATAGATCTCAATCCGCTAGAGTAGCGTGAGTTTGCAGAATTCCCTGTATTAACTTGTCTTGTAACTCCACCAACAGATTGCGCGATCTTCTTTAAACCAGAAGATGCATAATCTTTCATTTTTATGATGAAACTATAGGCATTCATTTATAAGGATTATGACGCGTTTTTTTCTTTAACTCTTATGTAATGTAAATTTTGAATTTCCTCAGCCCATTCGGCATCCGTAAGTTTCTGCGGATGCCGTATGTGCATGTAATATTTGAGATAGGCATCAAACAGCCTAATATTGTATTCCTTTACTAAATTGTGTGCCGATGCATCGTCTGGATCTATGATGGCATCGGTGAGCGCTTTTTTAGCGTTGCCACTTTAACGACCTGTAATTGCTCTATAGCCTGAAATAAAGGAAATCGTATCTCCGCATTAGATCTATTGTTAAAGGCGTCGTCCTTTTCAATACATATAATGTCAAAGAGTTTCTCTTGAGTTACAAAAGGCTTATTACTCGGATTCTGTTTTTCGGCCAGCTTTAGATCTTCCCTGGTTATTTTTCTAACCTTACAACTATAATCGCCAATGGTAATTTCTGTTTTAGCACCTTTGGTTTCTACAGTAGCATCTGGATAATTAAAGAAGTCCATCAGCTCTTTACGCGCTGGTAAGAAGTAATCATCAATAGTTTTAATCTCTTTATCACCTGCTACCATTAAAGCTTCTAGCATGGCTTCACCAAATGCGATGTCTCCACCTTTTTGCATGGCTGTAAAAGCACGCTTATAATCTGCCATTTTTGGAGCGCGTAATATGGCTAATTTGTCTCCTACTGGCAGATCGTACAGATCACCATGTTTGTCTTGCAATTCAATCAGTTCTTTGTTTGTTGGTTTTGCCATGTCGTCGTTTGTGTTAGAAAAGGCAAAGGCTGTAAACAGCATCAGTGCCATGATTAAAAATTTAGTTTTCATTATGTAATTGTATTACTGGGTTACGTGTTATTGCTGCTTCTTAATGTCTAAAAAGACAATTGGCAGCTCTATGAGCATGTTTTTATCACCTTGCTTAAATCCCTTTTTAAGCTCAGTGACTTCTACAGATGTGCAAATGTCTGTGACAGTTTGCCCACCATCATGCGGAATGTAAGTTGAGACAATCTCAAAATTGAGTTTTAAAATGTCTTTATCTGGAGCAGCTGCTATCATCGCTTCAACTTCACTTTGCCACAAGGTGATCTTACCTTCGTAATCCTTATTGCCTCGTAAAATCTTATGCGGTTTATTACCACGTCCGTATAGCTTATCTTTCTCCTGCTTTTCGGTGTACTCTAATTCCGTTACACCTTCGATGATTCTACCACAAAAAGCAATCGATAAATCTGACCACGAATATTCTGAACTATTAAACATATTCTAGTTATTAATTTGAGTTGTAAAGCCAATGTTGACTTCGATATATTTTGCATAACCTACAGGCTGTAATCTCACAGTTACGGTTAAGGTATCATCTTGTAAAATGTTTTGATCTTCAGCAATTAGTGCCTCTACACCAGAGAGTTTGCCTTCAGCAACCATCAACCCTTCTATCTGTGTTTCAATATTACTTTGCCATCCTTTAATGATTGCAGGATGTATAAGACCAGCTTCAGTTAATGGCACTTCCTCAGAGAGTTCCTCTACTAAAACATCGTAAGCAATGAGTACAGCTTCGTCCATAACAAAACCACGGCCTAATGCGCTAAAATCATTTTCTACAGGACAAAGCGTTCTGTCGTCACTCATGTAATACCCAGAACGACCTGCAAAAGTTCTCATAAAGGTGTAGCCTTTATCGTGGATAGCATCCCATTCGTTAATTTTAGACTCTACTGTAGAGCCATCTGTAAAGAACGCTGCTAATGGTTCTATTGCACCATCTTTAACACGTGCCATGCTGCGTTGCGATGGTATGCTTGCAATTCTACCAAGTACACGTCCTATAAATGCTTCTGGTGCACCATCATTGTTGACAATGACCATGTTTACATTAGGATAGTTTGCTGTTTGGTAGTCAAACAGATCTGCTGTAACACCACTAAAAACGTTACCAGAGATCACAGCTCTAAATGGCATATACTTACCTTCGTAATACGTGGCAAGTGCTTGTAATTTTATTGCTGCTAGTTTTGCATCTTCATCTAGAGCCTCTACAATGGTTTCAGCTGCATTAGATTTTCTTACCAGGCCTAAAACACGTATAACACCTTTAGCATCTCCAATGAGCTTATTGGCATAGGCTTCATTTAGATCTGCCATGTCCTCCATAGTTGTGGCATCAGATACTAACATTATCCACAATGGAGTACCTATCTCGGCCGACGTGTAAAAATCGGATATATGTTTGTGAGCAAATGCATTGACTCCAACAGCTTCAATACCTAAATCTTCAGCATCTGCAAGGCTAAATATCTGATTAGATTCGCCAAGCGTTACACCAGCAGCTACAGTTGCACCTGTAATAACGAGTCCTGGTGTTTTTTGTACGTCATCTCCTAAACGGTCTAAACCGTTTGCTGAGATGTTAAATGTAATTTTAGGTAAACCCATAATTTTTTAGTTATCTTTTTTACCTTTAAAAAGGCGACCTAACCAACTGCGTTTTTTCTCTTCTGGTGGTGGTGCTGCACTATCCTTTTTAATGGTGATTTTGTTTTTTGGTTTCTGCGTTGTTTTTGGTTTCTGATCTATAATGATGTTAATAGAATCTGATTTCTTAATCTTATCTATCTCCACCTTAATATCGTGCGTAATCTCATTTTTAATAGAGGTCGTTTCTCTAGCGATGGCCTCTCGTATGGTTGGTGTTAATAAGGCAATGGTTTCCTCGTTTGCTCTAGTACTAGCGTAGTAGGCTATGCCAGCTCCTAATAAGGCACTTACAATCACAATGATTAGATTTTCTGCAAGATTCTTATAATTAACTGTCATACTATCTACTCTTTAATTTTTTCAACAACCTGCCGTTTACACAGCAGGAAGTCGAAAAAAACTAACAAGAAAAAACGCATTGTAAATGTTATTAATCCCTTTGGTTTTTGGTAATATCTCTATAACCTAAAACCCTTTTTTTTCTATAAGCCTGAATGCAAACACGGTTATTTTGGTTGCCTCCTAAAACATAAACCCAACTTGGTGTTTCTCTAATGAAAATACCAACATGGCCTTTCCAGCTTTTACGACTTTCGCGCCAAAAAATAACAACATCTCCTTTAGTTGGTGTCTCAACAGCTTCACCTACATTTAGCCAGCTTCTAGCAGTGAGTTTACCACTTGTAAGTGCATCAGCTTCTAAGGCTACCCAATTTATAAAGGCACTACACCAGGACGTCTCATCCTTTAGAGCTTTGCCATTAAAACCAGTATCATCAAAATATTGTAAAACTCTAGGATTGTCTTTTGCACCTGCTATCTCAGCGATACCAAATTCAGAAAGGGCAACATCTAATATTTTAGTTCTACTCATTAGTCCTTAAAGGAGCTGGCTACGTGCAATACGTTAGCCAGCCTAGTTATACTATTTATTTGCTAACTCAGCAATACGTGCTTCTATAGCTGTAATTGCTGTAGCTCTAGGAACTGTTACGGTTTTCTCAGCAGCTAAATACCCTTCTAAAGCTTTTACATCTGTAATAGATGGTAAAGCTTCATTGATCTGCTTTACATTCTGCTTTAAGAACTTAGACTGTGGAGTTTCATCTTTAGAGGTATCTAAAGTTTCCGTTTTTCCATCTCTTTTAAAGACTTCAATTCCTTTTTTCTCTAAAGTGGTACTATGCCCTAAAGCATCTTGCACTTTCTCAAAGTTGAACCCATCAGATGTGCCAAATACTTCAGCTAATTTTGGGTGTTTTGCGAGATAGGCCTGAGCCTTCTCAGCTTGTGTTTTCTTTGCCATAATTTCTATACGATTGCTCCTAAATACTTAGGATTGTTAGCTCTAATTTTACCTACTAATGCACGTTGTGCAAAAGATAAGACGTCTGCTTGTAAGCCTGAGTCGTTTAAAGTCTCATACATCTTTACCTCACCAAAGCATCTAAATACCTCTTCAGTAACCCAAACAAATGAGCAACGTTTGTCACCAGCTTCTACTACAGAACCGAATGGTTTTTTAACACCAGCATCTGTAAACAATGGGTTTTTGCTGTAGCCAAAGATTTTAAAGCTGTAAAGATCTGTACCTTTTTCGCTCTTAATCATTTTGTACAGCTTGTAATCCTCTTTACGGATCATCGCCATGTGCTTAGGATCTAAACAAATGTTTATTTGGCCATCGATATCTAACTCACCAAAGAAGGCTTCTAAATCGATAACTGCATCGATAAAACTATCGTTAGCACCTAAAATGGTTAACTTATTAAATGCATCAGTTGCACTTGGAGTCCATGCATAAGACGCACGTTGACCAATGTTTTTAGCTAAAGACGTTCTGTGACGTCCAATAACAGACATACGCTTGTTATACTGCAACTCTACTTCCTGAAGATCTCTATGACGCGTCTGGTCTGTAGAGTAGGTTTTTAAAACCACTTCATTAGGAATGTCTGTAATAGCTGCTACAGGCAAAGGATCTTCATTCCCACTAAAATAATCCTCATGCACGTCTGGCTCAATACCAGCTTCAGCTAAATGTAATTTGTTATTCTCAACATACTCCGACATGTCGGTAGATGCCATAACGAATGAATGATCTGGGATAGGGTTCTCCTTAATACCAGCAACCCATACTTCCTTTTGCAATCCTGCCATTTTATACTTGGTTTAAATTATATACTTATTAATTATGCCTTAACGTAACGCACGCCTTCAGCATAGCCTTTAGCTAACTCAGCGTACTTTGTTGGTTCGTCTTTTTGCAAACGTCTTAACTCAACAACGTTATGCTTCTGTAAGTAATCAAAAGAGTTCTCACCAGTTGCAGATGTTGTATTTGGTTTTTGACCTTTACCAGCTAAAGCGATTTCCTTAAGCGTTTCTTGCTTACCATCTACACCTGCCTCAGCTTCTTTGTCTGTAACCATTTTAGACAACATGGCTTTTTGGCCATTATAGTCTTTATCAAAAGCAGCTAATTGAGATGCTTTTAAAGCTTCTGGAAACAAACCAAGTGCAACGGCTTTATCAATCAAGATCTCAGCATCTTGCACCTGGATGTCTTTAATCTCTTGAGTAAGTGCAATCACTTTTGCATCAGCAGCTTCTTTTGCTAATGTCAACGTATTTACTTTTGCTAATACTTCAGCTTCTGTAGCACTCTCTGTCATTGCTAGAGCCAGTGCAATAGTTTTAAAACTCATATCTTCTTTTTTATTTAATTCGATTTTCTTTAGTTGAATTGGTTGGCCATCGCGTGATAATTTTAAAGCATCTCCATTACCACCTATATCTACTATTGATATTTCAACGAGTTTACACTTAGTAACCGTTTCTAATGTTTGTCCTGGTAATAGTAATTTGGCATCAGTTGAAGACTCAATAACGTCAGCCTGTAAAGAGCACATTCTTATATAGCCACGCTCTACTTTTCCTGCTAATTCCGCAGCATATTCATCTTCAACATCAAATTCAACATCTGCAAGCAGATCATTGTCTTTTTTGTAAAGCTTTAAAACACGACCTACAACTTGTTTTGGATGCCTCGCACGCTCATGGTAATACAACACCACAGGGTTACGCATAAACTGATCGGTATCTATACCATCAGTTAAAATACGGTAACCGTATTCATTTACATTTTCTGTATTTACGACGAATGTGTGTGTCATTTAATATCTAAGCATAGCGATAATAGTTATTGATTCATTTCTGAATAGGTGACAAATTTGAGATAAAAACCTTGCTAAAAAAAATGCATTATCGATTGTTGCATTACTTTAATCAACCCTTGTAAATCACTCTACACGTGTCGATTAAATATTTAAAAGATATTTAATAAGGGTTTAGTTTTGTCTGTATGACAGAAATACTTTTAGACGCCAATAATGATATTATCATTAGCGATGGCGACTTTGCTATTGGCAGATCTGACGAACAAAACCAAAAACTTATTCTTATAAGCAATAAGGGTGAGTGGAAAGCACACCCTGAAGTGGGTGTTGGTATTGAAGAGATGCTAAATGATGATGCTTATACGGAGCTACTAATTGAAACTAAAAAGCAATTACAGTACGATGGTATGCAGATTAATAATGTGAGTTATACCAGTGATGGTAAGTTAAATATAGACGGTAACTATAAATAGGATGGCTAAAAAGAGAAGAGGCAGAATGACCTCAATTGAGCGCGATTATAAAATGAGCCAAGGCAGGCAATTGTTTGTTAAAGGTTTTGCCTTGTCTAATATTTCTGCAATCATTGAAGTTGGTGAAAAAACCTTACGCGATTGGCGCGATACAGACAATTGGGAAGAGGAGAAAGAATTGGCCACACTAAAACCGTCTAACATTAGACGTATGACGTTGAAGTGTGCTTTGGCTATTCAAAAAGGTGAGGAACTACCTTATACGGCTGACACAATATCTAAAATCGTTGCTGCCTTTGATCGTATTAATGACAATAGAAAAGTTGCTGTTTATACTATGGAGAGCTTTGATGGATTCTGTGAGTTTCAAACTGAGAAAGCTGCTAAAAGTAAAGGTAAAAAACGAGAGACTATTTTAGAAAGTTTAAAGGAAATGCGTGTGCAGTTTGATGCCTATATAACCGAACTGCTACAAGATGACTAAAACGGATCTAAAGAAAGCAAAAGAACGTTATTTTGAGCTTTCTAAACATATACAAAAATTAACGGCTGCCAATCTCATTAGTGAAACTACTGAGGAACAGGAAGCACGAATTAAACGGCTTTTAAAACCTGAAAACTATGTAGAGTTCTTTGACTTCTATTTTGGTATTAACTCAGGTCAGGATTTTGCAGATGCTCCCAGTTCTTGGTTTCACCAGGAGAGCTATGAAGCGGTTTTTGCCAATCCTATGATTATTCAGCAAAGGCGTTGGTTTAGAGGTGCTGCAAAGTCCATGCATACCAACGTTGGTAATACAGCGCATCTCAAACAAAATAAAGAATTAAACTTTGGTGTATTGTTAGGCCGTACTGAAGATATGGCAAAGAAGCTGCTGTCTAATTTACAGGTGCAGTTGGCTAACAATGAGAAGTATATTAAAGACTTTGGTAAGCAAGTGAGTTATGGAGGTTGGGCAGATGGTATTTTTGAGTGTGCTGATGGTACCTACTTTAAAGGCATAGGATTAAACCAACCGATTAGAGGACTTAACCATAATGGACGCAGACCAGACTTTGCATCGATGGATGATTTGGAAGATCGTAAAGCTGCTAAAAATATAGAGCTCACTAAAGAGAATGTAAGAAAGCTTACAGGCGATTTGGGTAAAGCTGGGCAACGTGGCCGTTTTAGACGTGTGATGCCAAATAACTTTATTGTAAAGAAAGGCATTATTGAAGGCTATGCCGATAAGCATAAGAAATCCGATAATTTCGAGATCTCAACTATTAATTTGTGTGATGATGATTTTAATCCGTCCTGGCACGAACGCTATACTAAAGATGAATGTATAGAAATCGTTAACAACGATGACTACCACACCAGCCAACGCGAGGACTTTAATAATCCTGTAGAGGAAGGCAAACGCATTAAGGAGGAATGGATAAAGTTTAAAACCACGCATGGCAATAAGATCCACGACGGTTTAATCTCGTTTTGGGATTTATCTTATACCGACGATGGAGATTTTAAAGCAGGAGCGGTTCTGTCTATAGAGAAAGGCCATGCACACGTGCTAGAGATTTTTAATAGACAATGTACACGTACAGAAGCTATGGCCAAGCATTACGAGTGGCAACAAAAATACAATGCCAAAGGGATGAGTATTATATCGTTTTATGATGCTACAGCAGCACAAAAGGCAGTTTATGAACCAGACTGGTTAATTGCCTGTGAAGAAAATAATGCGGTTGATATTCCATTCCCAGATCATGCCTCTGGAGATAAGCACGATCGTATTGATGCCACGTTGACTGGAGCATTTTTTAGAGGCATGATCACCTTTGATGATCGCTTGCGCGATACTAAGGATATGGATGATTCGCTAGATCATATCCTAGCCTTTGAAAAGAAATGTAAAACACCAGATGATATCCTAGATGTGCTGGAGCAATGTGTGCGAAAAGGTAGGCTCTTATTTGGCTACTCTAAAGTAGATGCAGCACCAAGTCCATTTATTGGCAAACGGAAAAAACGACGTAGAGTATGACACCACGAAAAGAGTTATTTATTGCAGTAAAAGAAGCATTGGTTACAATACCTCAGTTAGAGCTTGTGGACTTTTTTAGAGGGCAATTTTCTGAAGGTAGCACCAAACCCAATTTATGGACAGCTGCATTAATCCGTATTAATAATATTGTCTATGAGACCATGACAGAGCATAACCAAGAAAGTATTGCAACTGTAGATGTGATTCTGTATTGTATAGATGGTTGGATGGCTCAGCATAATAGAACCACAGATCCAGAACATGGATTAATAGAAATTGATCTGCAAGATGCTATCGTAGATAAACTACAGTTTCTAAAAGGTGAGCAATTTAAACCCTTACAACAAACCGAAGATGAGACTGAGGAAGCTACACAAAACGGTATAATGAGTTATAGAAGTACGTTTACCACGCGTATTTACAGAACGATTCAGCCTAAATATCAAAAACGTAAAATCACAATTAACCAGGACTAATATGGCATTTTTAACAAAAGAAGAATTAAAGACCAAATCAACCATACAAATCATTGATTTAATTGTTGGTGATGATGAGCTGACGGTTGAAGATATTATTGCAGAAAGCATTGACGTAATGCATAATGCCTTATTTCAATATTATGATACTGACGTGATTTTTGCTGCTGAAGGTGCTGCACGATCAAAGTTGCTTTTAAAGTATCTCAAGGCTATTGTAATAAAAGAAATCTATGCGATACGCTCCCAAACGATATCTGAAACCATGCAGATGAATTATGACGAAGCCATGAATTGGCTAGACAAAGTATCTGAAGGCAAACGTAAAGCAGATTTACCACCACGTTTAGCTGATCTAGATGGTGATGGCGAAGTAGATGACCAAACGCCATATATGAAATTAGGCAGTCGTAAGACCTATCCAAATC